GAAGTAGAGACTCCGAAAAATTTACATGCTTCTTTTTGTGATACATACATATTAATACTTTATTAATTAGTATGTATTTCCTTATATCATTTTTGAGTAAAGTTAAGTAGTAACAGTTCTAGCCAATTATTTTTATATTTAATTCCCTTAACGTCAAGATTATCAATCCAAATATATCTGCCTCCACCAGGTTTATCTGTTAAAAGAGCATGATATTTAAATTCATGTTTTTTAAGCCATTGTTCAGTAACTTCTCTATGTTTTGTTAGCCTAGCAGTAAAAAAAGTTATATGATGTCCTGCATCATATAATTTATTAACAGATTCCACCGCATTATCGAGAACTTTAGCATTAGCGAATCTATAATCTTCTGCATTTGGAATGTCTTCTGAGACTGTTCCATCTATGTCTATTAAAATGTTCATATATATGTTTTTATTTATAAATATATATACAAACTTTTTTTTATATTGAATTTTATGAAGTTGGTATTAATACGTTAAGTATATCACCATTAAATCTATACTTTAATTTGATTCTTCTCCATTGTCTAATAATTTGTTTAGTTGATCCAATCATTTCAGGAAACCCATCTTCAATATATCTAAATGATAAATTAGTATACAGATTTTTTTGTTTTTTAAAATTATCACTACAATCATCTAATTCAATTATATCTAAACCAAATCTTTCAGCAATAATACAACTTATTACTATAAGTAATGAAGCATATCCTTTATTTCGTTGATTTAAAGATGTATGTATTCCCAAAATTCCAATTTTTTTTTCATTAAAATCCCATACAGTATCAAGTGATGATAGTAAATTGAGTTTTTTATCATTAATAAGACTATTCAATTCATTTATTGGAATAGTCTTATTATGTAGAAAATATATATATGAATATAAACCATCATTATCATCGGTAATGATTTCTTTTTGGATAACAAATAATGTTAATCCATCCACAATATTGTGAATTTGTCGAAAATATCTATAATTATTATTTAAATTCATTTTATTATTATTTAAATTTATTTTATTATATTGGAATATCATCAATTCTTTCTTTTAATTTTTCCAAAAACGGCTCTTCTGGATTCCATTCTTCCCATTTATTATCAATACTATTAATTTCAGCGCATATATCACAGGTGCAATTATTTTTAACAAATTCTTGGACTTCACCTTCCTCTTCTTCCTCTTCCTCTTCTTCCTCTTCCTCTTCTTCTTCCTCTTCCATTTCTTCTTCCTCCTCTAAAATTCGTGAAGTTATATTAATTTGTTCTTGTATATTTGGTCTATCTATGAATTTAAATACTTCATATTTCAATGCTAAATTAATATCTCCACAAGTAACTCCATTACGAGTGCTATGATCAACATATAAAAACGATGTTTCAATTGCATTAGATGTAAAAACTAATATCATAGCTTCAATATTTCTTACCTGTTCCTCAGTCAATTGTCTTCGTTCGTCTCCAGTAATACTGTAGCCTGTTTTCATGAAAGTATAATCGATATTATCGTTATTATTATTATTATTATTATTATTATTATTACTCATGATTATATAATATATATATTTATATTTTAATTTTTATATATAAATATATATATTGAATCGATTTTTATATTCAAAAATTGAATTATACCACTGTTTGTGGAATTGTTTGCGGAATATCAATATCAATTAGCAATACATATTCTTATAAAATTCATCTTTATTATAATCTTCTGATAAATCAATAAATGTTTTAATATTTTTCAAAATGTCATCTGATTCTAAATTATCAAAAAAGTATTTTTGTAAAACTGATGTAGTTGTTTTATATTTTTTTATATGTTTATAAAATTTTTTAAAATCATTTAATTTATTTGGAAAAAAGAATTCATACATTTTTTTAATTTGATTTTCTGTTGCAAAATCAAAATGAAGTTTAAAATCAATTCTTCCTGGACGTATTAATGCTTTATCTAATTTTAAAAGATAATTAGTTGTCATAAATGTAATTAATCCTGAATTACGAGCTAATCCGTCAAGGGTATTTAATACACCGCTAAAAGAAACACTACTTTTATTTTCTCGCGTTGATTGTCTATTAATAAATAACGAATCAATGTCTTCTAGAACAAGAATAAAATTTTTAGGTAAATTACTGATTGCGTTCATAAAAACACTATCTGTAATATTTGGGCCAAAATTAACAATGGCTATATCCATATTCAATTCTGATGCTACAGTTAAAATTAATGTTGTTTTTCCACAACCAGGAATACCTTCTAATAAATAATTTCTTTTGTATGGAATTCCATATTTAATGTATGTATCTTTTCGCTTTTTAAAATTTGCCACATCATTCAAAATATTTTCTTTATCTTTTTTTGGTAAAAAAACAGAAGATTTATCTCGTTTTGGTAATTTAGTTAGAAATGACCAATATCCATTTTTTAAAACTTTACAAAGAATTTTATCTTCTTTTTCTGGTTGGCAATGTTCTCTGGCATCAATTAAAAATTGTGTTAAAATTTCTTTTAAATTGTGGCAAATAATTTTAAGTGATGTTGGAAATTCTGCGTAATGAGCTGTCCCAACAATGTTATTTTCATATCGAGTATAAATGATTTCCATATCAGTTTCTTTATATTTGAATTTTGTAGTTCCAATTGGTAAGTAATATTTAGCTTCATATTTATCATCATTTTTTACTAAATCTCGTAATGTAAAATTATTACAATTTGCTAATACTGCTGCAAATTTTAAAACTTGTGTTCCGAGTGTTCCTGTCATATCAATTTCTAATTCGCATTTGTTTCTGGTTTGATTAAAATTTTCCATAAACGAAATAATATATAATATATAAAGTTGTATGTATTTAATTAAGTAGTATGTGTTTAATTAATATAGAAAATAGAATATAATTATAATAGTAAAACTATATTTAAATTAAATGGGAGATACTAATTTATTGGAAAATGATATTGATAACATATTAGAAAATTATGATTTGAGTAATATTTCATCTAATTTTGAAATTATTGATGAAATTATACAATCTGTTTTAGAAATTCTAGAACAGTTTTATGAAAATTTAGATTATAGTGATATTTATAATAAGATTTTAAGAATCATAGAATCAAAAAATGAATCAGATGATCATGAAAATATTGATGATTTACAATTGATTGAAGTAAATGGCGAAACGTATGAAAATTTGGATTCAATGAAAAACGAATTATTAAAAACAGTTCAAGAAGTTGAGGAAACTAAATCAGAATTATTAAAACAACAATATGAACATTTATTAACAGTTTTTCAACCTGAACAAAGAAGTCCAGAATGGTATGAAATGAGAAAAGGTATGTGTACTGCTAGTGATATTTGTGCTATATTAGGAGAAGGAAAATACAAGACACGAAATGATATAATTTTAAAAAAATGTGGTAAAGGGAAACCATTTACAGGAAATAAATATACAATGCATGGTCAAATCTATGAAGATGTTGCAATTGGTATTTATGAAAGTAGGAATAATTATATTAAAGTTTACGAATTTGGTTTAATTGCTCATCCCAATGTATCGTGTTTAGGTGCGTCACCAGATGGTATTACACCAGAAGGAACTATGATAGAAATTAAATGTCCTCCTAAACGTGTAATAACTGGTATAGTTCCTCATGAATATTGGTGTCAAATGCAAATTCAATTAGAGGTTTGTAATTTACAAGTTTGTCATTTTTTTGAATGTTTAATCATTCAATATAATACTAAAGAAGAATACTTGGAAGATATTTATGATAAGAGTAATGTAAATGATTTAAATATTATTTTACAAACTGATGAAATTCCTCCAAATTACATTACTGTTTTAGATGAAAGAAGAAGTTCAAATGGTTTAGAAAAGGGAGTAATTGGATCTGTAATTGATAGAGAAAAAAGTGAAAGAAAATATATATATCCTCCAATGAATTTAACAACAAATGATCAAGAAAAATATATCGATGATTTTATTGCCAAAAATCCTGGTAAATTCTATGTATTGTATGATAAATATATATATTGGAAATTAGAAAAAAGTTCAGAAAAACATATTAGAAGAGATACTAAATGGTTTGATGAAGTGTTACCTAGAATCGAAAGTTTTTGGGAAGAAGTAGAAGAAAGGAGGAAAAGGGGGGAACATAGTTGTGATGATTTATTAAAACCACAAAGGAAAAAAAGAATGAAAAAAAAAAATTTTAACAAGATTGAAAGTGGTCGTTTATTAATTGATGAAAGTAGTGATGAAGAAGAAGATATTGTTCTATTAAATAAGAAACCGGTTGAACAAATTATTTTAAATTCAAAATGTTTAATAATGTCGGATGATAGTGATTAATAATATTAATTTAAAATTGATTTTAGAAATTAAATAACAAATTAAAAAAATGAATTCGTATTATTCAAATTTATCAAAATTGTATAACATAACAAAAATTTTGTATACAAATCTGTGCGATAAAGACAGTAAAGATAATTCAAAATTTAATAAAATATGGAGTACTGTACAAACTATTTATAATGAATTATTTGAAAATGAAGATGAGAATGATTCTAAATTTGACAAGTTATGTCGAATTAATAGACTTTTGTATATGGAATTACTTGTTGTAAATGATGATAAAGACAGTAAAAATTATGCATATATTTATGAAAAAATTTACGACTATATTATTTGTATTTTATATAATTTAAAAGAACCACAAGGAAAAAGATGGGATGCTTTGATACAAAATTTAAATGATATTTTTGACAAAAATGAAGAAAATAATAAAGTTTTAACAGATGATATTAAATTTATTCGAAATGTTATGAAAATTTATAAAGTTAATGAAGATTTACAAAGACTTTGTATGAAATGTATATCAAAAATTGCTATAAATCTCGCTAATTTTAAGTTATTAGATGATAATGGTATTTTAAGAGATATTGAAATTTCATTATTTAGCGGCATTTATAATAAATGGGAAGATATCCAAATTCAAATTTATTATATTTTTACAAATATTTCTAGAAGTGAGGAAGGACGAGAATATTTTAGTATTAATACCATTAAGGAAATAAAAAGAATGGTATCAGAAAATATAGAGTCAACGGAGATTTTAAAATCTATTTTTGTTTGTTTATCTAATTTATGTTTAAAAAATTCTAATAAAGATGAAATAGGAAAACATGAATTTTTATTAATTATAAAAAATATTTTTTCTAAAAATATTGATAATGATAAATTTATTTCATCAATAATTTTAATTTTTATAAATTTATGTTCAGAATTAGAATTAGATGAATTTCCAGAAAAAATATGTATCACTGAATTTCCTGAAATTTTAATAAAATATCTTTCACAATATTTATTACGAATAATTCCATATGATGAATTAATTATTACGAAATGTATTCAATGTTTATTATCTATGTCAAATTCTATATCATTTAAACATCATTTCTTATCTGGTAGTGGAATTGAATTATTATATTTATTAAGAAATATGGATCATAATGATTTTATTTATCGTGATAAATTATTTACTTATATTGACGAATTACTTGATGAATTAAAAATAAACGGCGAATTAATTTTTGATGAAAATTATTCTTCATTACATATTGCATCTTTAAATGGGGATGTAAAAACAATATATAAAATTTTAAAAAATACAAACATAGACATTAATTCCAAAGATATACATGGAAACACATCTCTTCATATTGCGGTTGAATATAATAGAAAGCAGATCATTCAATATCTAACAATATGTGGAATTGATATATATATAAAAAATTCAGATAACAAAAATGTATTTAATATTTGTCAAAGAAAAAATCTTAATAAAGATATTAAAAATTTTAATAAAATATATAAAATAATAAAATCTAATGTAATTAATGAATTATCAAATATAATGAATTTAAATTCTGATGTTCCTGGTATTATATTTCAATATTATGATATATACACGAATGTTTATATAAATCATAATAAAAGAAGCATATTATCATAAAAAAAAAAAATTTATATATCAAATATATTATAGGAAATATGTTAGATACAGTAACATTACATAATCAAAGTAACAAAGAGCATTTTGGATTATTTTCTGCTTCAATATTAGCAAAAATAAGAGCAGCAGGAGCAAGATCGGTAGCAGCTAAATATGGTGCCAAACATCCTAATATGAATTTATTTCAAAATGGTTCTCAACTACGTTTAAAAACATGGAGAAATAATTATGTTATGATGGTAAATAATGGAATTCATGTAAAACAAGGAGGAGCAGGAGATTGGGAAAGATTTACTGTAAAAAGATTACCACAATTCGGAGCAAATTGTGTTGCATTATATGGTTGGCATAAAAGATATCTTAGAGCACATGGTAATAAAAAAACAATTGACCAATCTGCCCCTCGTTCTAATTATAATGATTTCCCAAATGGTTGGGGATGGGAAAGATTTTGGTTAGAAGATGTTGGTAGTGGTAAAATCGCTTTAAGAACATATCAAGGAACATATCTTCGTGCTCATTCTAATGGTTGGATGGACCAATCTGGTATTAGACCTAAAGGTGTCGCAATCCCAAGTGGATGGGTTTGGGAAAAATTTACACCAATGTTTATTAGTGGAAAACCAGCACCTAAACCAGCACATAAATCAGCAGTTCTTAAAAAAATAACTTATAAATCAAAGAAAGATATTCCGATTAATAAAAACGATGCTGTTAAAGATGATATTAATCTAAGTAGTATCCCAGATGTTAAAGATTCTACTATTAAAGTAGACATAAGACAACCGGATAAATCTGTTGGGGATACTGGTAGTTTAGAATCACCAGATATGTCTATGAAAGTAGATATGAAGGATACAACTAAATTTGAATTATTTGGATCAGAAAAAATTACAAATAATATTTCCAGTATTTTAGCAATATTTCTAATAATTTTATACTTTCTAATAATTTTATACTTTCATAAAAATTAAATAATTCCTATAATATAAATATAAAATATATGTAATATAATATAAGAAATATATTATGTTAGATATATCTAATACTAGTGATGAACATTTTAGAAGATGGGGGGGATGGGCTGCAAGAGCAAGAGCAGCAATAGCAGCAAGAGCAGCAAGAGCAGGAAGAGCAGCAAGAGCAGGAAGAGCAAGAGCAGCAATAGCAGCAAGAGCAGCAAGAGCAGGAAGAGCAGCAAGAGCAGGAAGAGC